AATATACTTAACAATCATTCCTCTATCAATTCCACCAGCACCCTTAACTTTTCTTTCAATATTAGAAACACCATTAGTAGTTCCCATATCAAGGAATACCATTCTGAAAGATTCTACTGGATAACCAGTTTGAGGGTCTAAGCTATTTCCATGTAAGTTTGGATCATCAAACAATGGACAATGAACTAATGTCAATGTATGTCCAAGAGCATTGTATGAAGTAAAGTTCACACCAATGTTCATTTCTTGACCAGTTTGAGCATCATAGATTAAGTTTCCACTTGGGTAAACTAAATCTTTCATTGCTTCGTGGAAAGCAACTTTACCAGCAGTACCAGTAAATACCATCCATCTTGAATTTTTATTTCCTGTATTAAGAGCTAATTGAGCTAAGAAATCAGTTAATCTCTTTTCAGTCAATTGACCATTATAAGTATCAACATTAGCAGCATCAATTTGTCTTAAAATACCATCACCTTTAACAATAGGACGACCTTGATTATCTAATACAGTAGAGTTACCATTAGCATCCATTGTAGAAACAGAATACCAATCGTCAAGTTCTTTTTGGTATAAGAACTCTTCTCTCATTAACATTTCATCAGTAAAGAACCATAATCTCTGACCATTGTTTTCAACCCAAGTAATATCAGTTAAAGCAGAACCAGTAATTGATTTAGCTTTTCTTGAAATACCAATGTAATTGATATACCAATCTGGGTAAACGTGGTTTTCATAACCTCTATCAGATCCTTCAGGGAAAGCAGAACCTACAGTGTTAGCAGTAGTACCAGCAGTCAAAGCAGATGCAGGAACAGAAGCATTAACATCAGTAGATTGTAATTTGAATTGGAAAGTATAACCACCAACAGTAGCAGTTGGCTCACCCATAACGATTGCTTGAACACCACCAGCAAATCTTACAACATCGTAAGGATTGAAGTAGTTTTCTTCAAACTCAACAGAGAACTGAGTTAAACCAAGACCGTTTCCAGTATTAGTTCCAGTACAAGTTGAAGGACGATTTAATCTTCCTAAGATTGGCCATCTAAATGCGTTTTCACCAATCATTTCTTCTTTAGCATATCTCCCAAGCCCATCAACAAAAAAGTTTAATGAGTATTGAGGATATTGTCTGATAATCGTTTTAGCGATTTCAGGGTACTTTAGCAAGTTTGTTACTAAAGCATTAGACTCGATAGTCTCTTTTCCATACGTACCTTTATGATATTTCATAACGTAATTTTTTTAAATATTAAACATTAATTATTTTCTAATTCGTTAAGACATATCACCTTTAATTCTTTTATCTAATCCCCGTATACAAATTTTTGAGGATTAAATTCATCGGAACCACCAGGGTCTTTATGTCTTGTTGTTCCGGGAATATCAGGATTACCTATATCATTAAGTATTTCCTGTCTACCCTTATTAAACTCTCTTCCACCTAAAGCCTTTAGAATAACATCTTTGTTTTTCCATAGCCATGCAGCTTGACTTAGATTCTCATTGTTTTTAGTTATATCACCCCAAAAATCTCCGCTGGTAATATAATTAACGTGCTCATTACGTACACTTTTTAAGCTTTCATCATCTTTAGCCATTTTAAGACCAAACATAGTATCTTGCTCATTAATATACTTAGTAAGCGATTCAACTGCTTCTACACGTTCTTTCTCTTGCATTGCTTGAGCATTTTTCTGTGTATCTAAAACAGTTTCCTGTTCTCTTTTGATAGCATTATCAATTGTGTTTCTAATTTTCTTAGCCTCAATCCAAAGAGCATCATTGTCAATATATCTATCAACAGCTCTATTAATCTCTTCATCATTAAATCCTTGTTTCTTTAATTCAAGTCTAACAAGGTCTTCATCTGATTTTGATTTATAAGATTCAAGTTTCTGTACACTTTCATTAGTAACTCCACTTAATTTAGCCTCTCGAAGTTCTTCATTTTCTTTTTGAATATCTTCTAAGGTTTTTTTTAAATCATCAAGAGATTGTGCTTCTAAGCCAAGTTCATCAGCAACTTTCTTGTATGCATCATTCAAAGAACTTTGTTGCTCAGTTTGAACTTGAGAGTCCTCATTGGAACTCGTTGTTTCAGTTTGAGCGTTATTATCATCAGAAACATTGTTCGTTGAACTTGTTTCTGTTGAAGTTTCTTCATTACTTTCTTGAGTACTTTCCTGAGTATTTGATTCATTTTTATTGGATATATAATCATCCCAAGTAAAATCATCATTTGTATTTTCTACAGTAGTTTCCTCAGTAGTTCCATTTTTATTACTGGTATCCTCTTGTGCTTCGTTGCCTTCTGTGTTTTGCTCCGTTGTATTTTTAACCGGTGGAACACTTGTAAAAGCATCAGGATTAAAATCTGTAGTTTCCTCAGTATTTTTAGTACTTTCAGTATTTACATCACTTTCTTGAGAAACGTTTTCCTCTAAGTGATCATTGTTATTTGTTTCTTCATCCATTTCTTTAACATTAATTAAACAATAATTACAAATATATTATTTTTCTAAAACTTTTTGCATAGTTTTAGCTTGTTGATTTTCATTAGTACTTTCAAGCATTGCTTTGTCCAAATCATTATTACGCTGTTCTTGTAGCATATTTTCCTTATGTTCTAAAGCACCACTTTCCATATCTGCCTTAACTCTAAGCTCCATTTCTTTAAGCTGAATATCAGTTTGAGATTTAAGTTTTTGAACTTCAAGAGGCATTTGTATTTTTTGTCCTTCAATCTCATTAGCTTGTTCTTGAGCTGAAACCTTACGCTCTTCAAGTTGAGCTTGTTGGTCACGTATTGCTTCAAGACCTTGTGTTAAAATACCTTCAACTTCACTTGAGCTTTCAGCATTAACAGCTTTAATAATTGATGCAGGATCTACAGCACCACTTGAACTAAATCTTTCAAGTAGAGCCATCATTTCTTGTTTACGTTGTACTTCTTTACCACTATTCTCTAAGAAAATACCATACTCATCTAATGCTATTGATTTATCTATTTTAAAGGTTTGCATACCCATATCACCAAATACATTAGCCATTCTACCCTCTTTACCCCAAGCCATTTTCATTAAACCAGCTAACGCCTGAAACACATCACCAATTAACTTATAATGTAAATCAAATATTGGAGCAGTAATCAAAGTAGATTGCATTACATTTCTTTCTGTAACACCAACTAAGTCACCTGACTTTTGAACTCCACTTCGAGCAGCACTAATACCAGTAAGTTTATCAGCAGTTTCCTCAAGCATTAATTTTAAATTAATCATTTGAGATACTGATTGACTTAATGTAAAATCTACTTGTTGGAATTGATTAAAAGAAGTTGTTTGCATACCCTCTGCCTTACTATTAATTAAAGTAAGACCACTATTCTTAGCATGGTAAAAAACATCTTCTAAAGGAATGTTTTTTGGTTTTTGAGCGACATCATAAACCATTGACTTTCCACCAGACCTTGCCATAGCAAGTTCTATTTGGTACATTGTGATATTATATAATATCTGAATATTTTTAAGGGCATCAACTACACTTAATGTACTACCACTAAAATTATTTCTAATTATACCATGATAGTCAAAATAAGAATTAGCATAGTTTTCTTCATATCTAATTTGATTAGGTTTTCTACCCCAATCTAATAATATATCGTGACCTATTTTAGTAGCCTGACGAATATCAGTAATTGGTCGCTTTATAATCTTATCACCTTTTTTCTCTTTATAATCATCTGGAAGTTTCTTTAAATGTGGATTGTTAGGGTCGTAGGGATTATCACTAACCTTAAACTTTAACATTCTAATACTCTTCCATTGTATATGAGCTACTCTAACTTTTAAGTGTTTACTTTCATCGTGAGAATAATTATCCCACAAATCAGTACCACCTTCAAAAGCATTAGGACCTTTAGATTGTAACTTCTCTAATTCATCAACTTCTTTCTTTTTTAATAAATGACCATACTTATCAATTATTTCATTTACAGTAAACCAATTTTCTTGACCTACATATTTAGAATCTTGTAAATCTTCTTTATCTAAATCTAAATCATATATCATTGAACGTGGGTCCACTCTTTCAGCAAATGGATCTCCATTCTTAACATAAGTATGATAAAATTCTTTACCAGTAATACCTAAATCATAAAAACCTCTTTTGAAATCATGTTTTAAATCCCATCTTTCAACACAATACTTAATTCCTACGTGTACCATTTCTTCAACAGCATTTCGGAATTTCTTTTTCATATAAGTATCTACATCTTCCGGAATCTCTTCTCCAACATTCTCATCAGGTATTGGCATACCAATAGCCTTTTCAATCTCTCTACGTATTGGTCTTAATACTACTTCTGCAGCTACTTGAATACGTTTCTCATTCTTTTTACGAATAGCATTACGGTTAATTACATTAACAGTATATTGTAATGGTTGAGATATTAGCTCACCAGCTAATAAATCAAGCTTAGGCATAATGATTGGATAATTAACTAATCTTGCCGGAGAAGTTAAACCATACATATCTGTTAAATATTCAAATTGTTTATGGTCAAATGTTCCAGCAGCTATAAGATAGTTTTCGTGGTCTTTTTTTCTTGAGTCAATGAAATTAGTATAATCTCTATGATACCTCAATACAGCGTTAACACAATCCATGTGCCACTTTCTATTCTTTTTATTTTCTGGAATATTCTGTTGAGGAAAGTCAGTCATACAATTAATAAATATTGTCAGTATCTAAATTGTAATCAAAAGTAGGTTTTCTTTTTCTATTTCCAAAATTATTATTACTTTCACGATTTGCTGAAATTGTTACCATACCATTCATATCTCTTTTAAACTCAGGCAAACCTTCCATTTTCTCTTTTTTTTTATCTTCTGATTTATCAAATATTTTTTTAGTAGCATCCATATCGTGTATTAACGCCATACCAAATGCCATAACTCTATCTGTATTCTTTGCACCATATACGGTAAACTCATTAAGTAGTTTCAAAAAGTATATATCTTCCCAATGTTTTTTAATATATTCATCCACTAATTCTGTTACCAATTTCTTTTGATATGTTTTCATATGAATACCATATCTATTTGTAACTTGACTCCAAGGACTATCAGCTGAACGTGGTCTTTCTTTTAAGTACCTCATCATTTTATTAGTTTGAAAATATTTTAAGAAACCATCATCATTGTATTCTACAAGTATTTGACTATCATATAAAATAGCTAACTTCAAACAATTCTCATAAAATATTTCTTTTGAATATGGTCTATCAGTATAAAAAGCTACAGGTAATTCTCCAATAGTATTTTGTCCAACAAACCTACGATATACACACATACAACCATTTGACCTACCAGTTTGTTCGGAAACTTTCTTTTTCATTTCCTCTAATTCATCATCTACGTGATAAGGATCAACTGCTGATAAATGAGCATTTTTAATTCCATCCAATGGTAATTCAACAATTTCAAATGGATAAGCATCTTCTTTAATATTATCAGAAACTTTTAGACAGCCATTAGCTTTATCTTCCCATTCATATACAATAGTAGGCTTACTGCCAAATATTTCTTTACCATCTTTTCCTTTACTCCATTCTAATCTACATCTTTGAACTTTTTGAAATGAAGGATTATTATTAATGTTAGCTATTTGCTTATTAATCTTTTCTAAAGCAAATGGTGTTTGTCCACTACGATAAAAAGCGTGTTCTACCTCTAATGGATTTTCTTGTAAGTATGAATAATATGATTGTAAATCACCAGTTTCTTTTCTACGTTGTGCTTCGGCTAATACAAACTTCTCAGCTCCTTCTACATCACTTTGTCCAGTTTTCATATCAAAAAAACTACCAAACACTTTAGAAGCTTTTATAAATACTGCTTTAAGATTATACTCTTCAGCATTGTAAAACATATTCATAAAATCGTCTGACTCAACTTCCATATTATTTGATGTTCCCCCTATTATTGGAGTACCAAAAAATATATCCCCCTCTTTAAAACAATCTTCTGATGATTCGTAAGATCTTTTAAGTTTTAAAAATTCTCCAGCTTCTTCAAATACCATATAGTTCAATGAAGTACCACGAAATGCGTTAGGCTTTTCCATTACTCTAAAGTGTATCATAGATTTAGTTCCTTTCTCTAACCAAATACCATCAACTTTTTCTTTATATCCCGACATTAATAATTCTTCGTTATTATGCAAGACTTTATTTCTTAGTTCTGGTGGGAGTTCATTGTAGGACATTATCAGTTTTTTTCTGAAATCCTGAACATAATCTTCTCTTTGAGCTCCTAACCCATTTTCTGAATGAGGGTAACAAGTCCATTCATGTAATAGAGTATTAGCATTCATAAAGGAGAACCCCTTACGTCTTGCTTTTACGACAATAATACCATATCCACCTTTGTTATCTTTACCATCACCATATTTAGCGTGATATATTTCTTGAAAGTATTCGTGGTCTTGGTCACGATAAATGGGAGCAATCATAGATTTACGTCTTGCCCCTTGAGATAAACCATGTATTTTAGAAAAATTTAAGTAGAAATAGTAGTTTGGTGGAATCCAAGTACCACCAGTTGGTTTATAACCATGAAGCAATCTATGTTTTTGTTCTTTCCAAAAAGCAAAATATTCAGCCGTATTCTTTTTTAGCTTATGATAATCTTTTAAATTCTTATCAAATATTACTGGACTATATTTATCAGAACTAATCATTATCTATTAAACGCTCATCTTGTTCAAATAAACTAAAATCTTCTGAGCCAGTACCAGATATTTTAACTTCTGACTCTTCATTTTTTAGAATTAATGCTTTAATCTTATCTCTTGCTATAGCAGCCTTACCCATTTGTTCTTGCATCTTGTTTAAATCCTCAAGAGTTTCAGCAGTAGGTTTAATACTTCTGTAAACTTTAGTCATTTGATATGACTTTTCACACATAGCATTATACTCATCAATCAAAGGATCATACTGTAACTTCTTATATTCTTCAATAGCATCTTTAACAAGTTTACTATTAAACTTTGGATTTTTACTTTTTTCAAATATCATGTAAGAAACCCTGCTGTGCCTTTCATCTTCTGGTAATCTACGGTAAGGAGATTTATAGTCATACATAGCTACAATCCACCTTACTTGTTTACTACCACCTTTTCTATCCTTATACAAACACCACATTGAAGGCATTAAAGCTATGGAACTATCTTGTAGTAATACATTACCATCCTTTCCTATATCAACGAGTTGATTATACATTAATACTTAAATTTACTTTTTCCCTTTCTTGAAACGGGAGTCATTTTCTTTTTAACCTTACTTTTCTTTTTCCTTTTAGCATCTTGCTGTTGAGAGTGTTGGCTCCAAGCAGCTCTTTGTTTTAAAGTACTCATTTGTTGTAAATTAATTTATCAATTATACGGTCTACATACTGACCAAACTTTTTTCTCTTTTCTAATTCCTCTTGTGCTAAAAATTTATATATAGCAGTTAGTCTTATTATACTAAGCTCTGTACCACATAAAGCATGATACCGAACATCTTCTGAACCAATTACAAGTAATCCGTCTACATTTAATGTAGATTCAGTTAATCTGAATACCATTACATCTTCTATAGATTGCATATCCATAACAACAAATTTAATTATTTATATATTTAGGATTGTAATAAAACTCTTCATTTGATTTTCGCCGAGCTATAATTCCTTTATTTAGCAATTCATTGATACCAT